TCATATACACATTTAACAGAGACGCAAGTATAAAAAACAACATGCCGATCTATGAGGATAAAACATCTACATTAAAATCATCCACAAGATTAGCGGTTGTCTATGCAATTGACAGGGCGGCATTTAATCAGGGCGCAAATGCAAAATATGATTTCAAGATCAGCGATAACGGAATCAACTCAATATTGGTAGCAAGAGGACCAAGCGCCGTGGGATGTATATACGAAAACATTGATTGCTCATACGTCCGCCGCCTTACGCCGCTTGAATGCGAAAGACTCCAGGGACTTCCGGACAAATGGACAGAAAGTGGGAGCGATACAGCAAGATACAGAGCAATCGGAAATGGAATGGCACAGCCATGTGCTGACTATGTGATGAGTAAGGTGGTTGAAGATATGAAAGTGGGAAGTATATGCGATTTATAATTCCCGGGCGGCTGCCCTGCATGAATGACCTGATCGCGGCTAACAGGCTGAACAAGTACGCTGGGGCTGGCGTCAAGAAGAAAACACAGAGGCAGATTATTCTTATCCTGCGGCCACAGGTAAAAGGGCGGAATTTTACTGAAAAAGTGAATATCCGTATCGAATATTATGAAAAGGATATGCGCCGGGATGAAGATAATGTGATGAGCGCGGCAAAGTTTATACTTGACGCGCTGCAGGATATAGGGCTTATCCAAAACGACAGCAGGAAATACGTGCACTTGACGCAGGAAGTATTTACCGACAGAAAGAATCCAAGGATTGAGATAACGATTAAGGGGGGGATGAACTATGCCGAAAGGGAAAAAGGAAGCAGAGATACAGTACCGTGTTGCTAACTTCTTTGGTATAAAACAAATAACCATACCTAACGTTAATTTTGCATGGGCAAGCTGTAAAATTCCAAAATATAACAAGAGAGGGGATTTAGAAAGGTTTGATTATCCGTTTGAGGGTATCAGGCACGAAGCGGATTTAATCACAATAAACGGAAACGACTATATGAATGAAATCGAATGTAAATGTAGTTACAGCGATTTTTTAGCAGATTTCCGTAAAAAAGAAAATCACATAACTAAATACACAAGAAGCGTTTATTATGCGTTTGATGGAGAACTATATACAGTCAAAAAAGATGAAATCCACAAAAAACTTAATGATAAATTCCCGGAGGCAGGAATAATTGTAGTCAATAAACATGTGTGTTCTATTGAAAAGAAGCCGAAATATTTCAGGGTGGATAAAATCCCGATTGAAGTAAAAATCGGGCTAATGAGAATCGGATGTCAGAAGTGGTGGAGGAGAAAATAAAACGCAGAGGTGAAATGAAGCATGAAAATTTTGGATGCCTGCTGTGGCGGAAAAATGTTTTGGTATGAAAAGGATTTGGATTTTGTGGATTTTCAGGACAATCGGGAGCTGCAAACGGAGTTATGCGACGGACGGATATTCAGTGTAGAGCCTGATTTTATCGGGGATATTACTCAGATGGATATACCCGATAAAAGTTATGACATGGTAGTATTTGACCCGCCGCACTTGAAAAATGGCGGAGATACGGGGTGGATCATTCTAAAGTACGGAAGGTTGCCGTCCGAATGGCTTCCGTGGATAGAACGGGCTTTTAAAGAATGTTTTCGTGTTCTGAGAAATGACGGAGTGCTTGTCTTTAAATGGAATGGTGAACAGATACCATTTGCGGAGGTGGTCAAATTATCGCCGTATAAGCCGATTTTTGGGGATAAAAGAGCGAAAACAAGGTGGACGGTATTTGTGAAAAATGCTGCGTTGAGGAAGGGAGAGAAAGTATGAAAACAATAAAAGAAGAAGTAATTGAATTATTGATGAAAAGAATTGGCGTTGCAGAAAATGAAGAATTTGAAGCTCAATTTGCACATGAAGAATGCCAGGTCAATAAGTTTTGTAACGGAGAATTGCTTACAAAAGTTAATGAAGAATGGCGTGATAATTCAATGTGGGCGGTTTTTGTAAAATATTTCGATATCTATGAATTTAAAGTAATTCCGTTTAAGCCGAAAATCGGAGATAAATATTGGTGGGTAGAAGTTGACGGTAAAGTATGTAGTGACATATCTGAACGAGGTTGTACGTTTGACTGCATGGCAATGGCAATAGGAAACTGCTTTAGAACAAAAGAATCGGCGGAAGCACACAAAGAAAAAATTTTAAAAATCCTGAAGGGAGAAGATGATGAATAACGGAATGCGACCGAGTGTTTTTCATAACACGGATCCGACTTACGAAAAAACGGCAGTTAAATTGCATTTTGAATTAAAACGGGTACGTAATGATATCGAAACGTTTTTCGAGGAAATTCGGCGCTGCAGAAAGCATATTGACTCTTTGAATCAATACCGCCAGCAGTGCGAGATGGATTTGTTCTCTTTAAAAGGATGTAGATACGATAAAGAGCCTGTGGATGGCGGCTCTCCATCCGATTTGTCAGACATCGTGATTGCTTTCAAAGAGAAGATGGCAAAATCAGAAGAACTGCGGATAAAAGAGCTAAATCGATACGGTGATATGATCACGAAAGGATTTAAGCTATTAGCGCTTTTGTCCGATCCGGAGCAGAAATCAATCATGATTGACCGGTATTTTATGAACGAGCTCTGGGAAAAAATATCGCTGGATCATCATTTCGACAGGAGTACATGCATGAGAATGAGAGACCGTGCGATACAAGAAATTTCACGAAAAACACAAGTTGCGACTAAATGCGACTTTTAGATGTGGTATTATGATAGTGTAAAGTTCGGGCAATAAATGTCGCCGCCCGATGCTTTCATACAACTCCATAGAAGCAAGAAGTCGGGTTTGATGAGTTTCCCGGCTTTTTGCTTGCATTCGATGAAGGAATTTAACAATGATTGATTATAAAACATCTGCAAAACCGCGTATTGTCACAAAGGACGATGTCGCGGTTTTCTGTTCATATGACGAGATTTTGCCGATTGGTCAGCTGCAGCCGAATCCACGGAATCCGAATCAGCATACCGAGCAGCAAGTAAAACTACTCGGCGAGATTATCCGAAGTGCCGGGTGGCGGGCTCCGATTACGGTATCAAAGCGAAGCGGGCTGATTGTAAAAGGACATGGCCGCAGGCTGGCAGCTATTGACGCAAGGCTTGCGTGGGTGCCGGTTGAGTATCAGGAGTACGCGACCGAAGCGGAAGAATACGCTGACCTTTTAGCAGATAACCGGATAGCAGAACTGGCGGAGATGGATAATGATAAACTCTCCGAAATACTAAAAGACCTGCAGGAGACCGAGAATTTTGATATGGATTTAACCGGTTTTGACGAGGACGCTTTAGCCGACTTGATAGGCGAACAGTTGACATCTGACGAAATCGAAGAGGACGAAGTTCCGGAAACGCAGGAAACGGTATTTACTAAACCTGGTGACTTGTTTATCATTGGTGACCATCGTCTTTTATGCGGCGACAGTACCAAACTGGAAGATGTCAATCGTTTATTGGGGGGGCAGCAGGCTGATTTATATATTACGGATCCGCCGTATAATGTGGCGTATGTTGGCAAAACAAAAGACGCATTGACGATAGAGAATGACAAGATGGCTGACGGAGATTTCCGCCAGTTTTTAGTTGATGCATTCAAAGCGGCGAACGATAACATGAAGCCCGGATCCGCATTCTATATCTGGCATGCCGATTTGGAAGGGTTTAATTTCCGTGGGGCTTGTAAAGATATCGGATGGGAAGTCAAGGAATGTTTGATTTGGAATAAAAATCAAATGGTTCTCGGGCGGCAAGATTATCAATGGAAACATGAACCGTGTCTTTACGGTTGGAAGCCGGGTGCACCGCATAACTGGTATAGCGACCGAAAGCAGACAACGGTTATTGATATGAGCAAACCGAATCGCAGTGAAGACCATCCGACGATGAAGCCGGTCGGCTTATTTGCTTATCAAATCGAGAACAGCAGTAAAGCAGGAGACGTTGTACTTGACAGCTTCGCAGGGAGCGGTACGACAATGGTTGCTTGTGAGAAGATGGGTCGAAAGGCAGTGCTTATGGAGCTTGACCCGAAGTATTGTGATGTGATCATAAGGCGGTATATACAGGAATCCGGAAATCTTGATTTAAAGGTGGAGCGTGACGGAGAGATAAAATCACTTAAGGATGTAATGGAAGAAGCGGGAGCCACCTTAGAGTAACGGGAGGTGGTGACTTTTGGGAAGGCGAAGAGCCGAGTGCGAATGGGAGCGTAAAAAAGGCGAATCTTCAGAAGCTTATGCCGCGTTTAAACTCTACTACCAGATGGGTGATAAAAGATCTTGTACAAGAGTAGTACAAAGGCTGAACAAATCAAGGGCACTCATCACCGGTTGGTGCGGCAGATGGAATTGGGTCGAGAGGGCCCGCGCTTACGATAACGAGCTGGCTCGGCAGGAATTTGCAGAGGCTTGTAATGCGATAAAGAAAATGAACGAGCAGCAGGCGCAAATCGGACTACTTATACAAAAAAAGGCTCTGGAAGCGCTAAAGGAAATGAAATCTAAAGAACTGTACCCGAAGTTACTGCTTCAATATTTAGTGCAGGGGGCAGGGCTTGAGAGAAAGGCAAGGGATTCCGATGTTGAGATAAAAACAGGCAACAAGGAAAAAGAAATCAACGAAACGGACTATGCTGATGATGGATTGACGGAGGCACTTAGAAATTCCGCGAAGAAAGTGTGGGATGAATGAAAAACGTGATTGAGCCTGTTATTCGGTTTAAAGAATTTTCCCGTCGTCAAATGCAGGCGTTTACTTGGTGGTGTCATGGATCCCCTTACTTCAATTACAATGGAATTATAGCCGATGGCAGTATTCGAGCTGGTAAAACGGTATCAATGGCTATCAGCTTTGTTTTATGGGCAATGCAAACATACGATAAACAGAACTTTGCTATGTGCGGCAAAACGGTCGGTTCTTTCCGGCGCAATGTCTGGAATTGGCTCAAACCTGTATTATATGCCCGCGGATATGAAGTGACGGAGTTCCGGACGAGCAATACGATTATCATAGATGACGGAAAATCCGTGAATTACTTTTACATCTTCGGCGGAAGGGATGAGTCATCTCAAGATTTAATACAGGGCATGACACTTGCTGGGCTGTATTGCGATGAAGTTGCGCTTATGCCGGAATCATTTGTCAATCAGGCGACAGGACGTTGTTCCGTCCCGGGAGCAAAGATGTGGTTCAACTGCAACCCGGAAAGTCCCATGCATTGGTTTCTCAAAAACTGGATAGAGAAAAAAGAAGAAAAGAGAATGCTTCATCTCCATTTCACAATGGACGACAATCCTTCTCTTTCCGAAGATGTAAGAGAACGCTATAAAACGACTTACAGCGGTGTATTTTATAAGCGTTTTATTTTGGGATTGTGGGTCATGGCGCAGGGCGCCATTTATAAAGACGCTTGGAGCGATGACCTGTATTTTGATAAAAACCAGCTGGAGTATATTTACAACAATCCGAGATTGTACCGCCGGTATATATCTATCGACTATGGCACCGTCAATCCGATGTGCTTCTTAGATATCTGGGACGACGGAGACATTGCGTGGGTGGTAAGAGAATATTATTGGAACAGCCGGGAGGAAGGAAAGCATGAAAAGGATAACAGTCAATACGGTGATGATCTTATGGAGTTTATTAATTCAGTAGACTATGCTCCGTCGGCGGTTATCATTGACCCGTCTGCTGCCAGCTTCAAAATAGAAATGAGAAACAGAGGACTTCGAGCAAAAGAAACAGTGGATACGATTAATGCGGACAACAGTGTACTGGAAGGAATCCGCACAGTAAATAAAATGCTCACGAAGAAGAAAATCCGAATATACAAAGAGAACTGCCCCATGCTTGTCAAAGAAATGCAAAGCTACGCATGGGATGAAAAGGCTATACAGAATGGCGGCAGGGAAAAACCGATAAAGGTGAATGATCACAGCGTTGACGCCCTGCGTTATTATTGTCAGACAGTAATCAGATCAAGGAGGCTTGCGAATGCGTAAGAAAAAAAGAATACAGATACCGGCGGGGAATCCGAAGAGAGCACCTGCCCGCGACGCATTTGCCAACGCTCTTGCGCGACTGGGGGCAGGTATGCCGAGCCTCACAGAAGGAACCGCTTATCCAATGCAGCGTCTGACAAGAAACTATAACTTACTGAATAGTTTATATCGTGAACACTGGATAATGCGCCGTATTGTAGACATTATTCCGGGAGACATGCTCAAGAACTGGATTACTATTACAACGGAAGTAGATCCTAAAGCGTTGAAGCGAATAGACCTTGTCCTCCGCCGGACGCAGCTCATACAGAAACTCAAAACGGGCATGCAGTGGGGGCGTTTATATGGTGGCGCGGTAGGCGTCATGCTGATTAAGGGGCAGGGGTATGATCTTGCAGAGCCTGTTGATTTGGATCGTATAATGCCGGGGGATTTCTGCGGTATAACGGTTTTAGACCGGTGGAATGGTGTTTCTCCATCGGGAGAATTGATAGGCGATATCAGTGACCCTGAATACGGGCTTCCGAAGTATTATCTTGTGACGGATACCGTATCCGGTGTAACTACCAAGATTCATAATTCACGTGTGCTTCGATTTATCGGAGATGATCTGCCGTACTGGGAGAGCCAGTCAGAGGAACAGTGGGGCGCCTCGGTGATAGAATCAGTGTTTGATGAATTGAAAAAACGAGATAATGTTTCATGGAATATAGCACAGCTCACTTTCATGGCATCGCTTCGTGTGCTCAAGATGAACGACCTCGGTCAAACATTGTCTGCTACTGATGAACAAACTCAGGCAGAATTGTACAAAACGATACAGGCGCAAAACTGGCTCATGAGTAATAGCGGTGTGCAGGTGCTTGATAAAGAAGACGGTTTTGAAACACACCAGTATACATTCGGCGGCATTTCCGAGGTTTACCAGCAGTTCATGATGGATATATCCGGGGCGGCACAGATACCTGCTACTAAGCTCTTTGGACGGGCTCCCGCCGGAATGAATGCAACAGGTGAAAGCGACCTGCAGAATTACTATGACATGATCGGGCAGGAGCAAGAATCAAAACTGCGTCCGATACTGAATAAACTGTTGCCGATTCTCTGCATGAGCGTTTTCGGGGCAGTTCCTGATGATTTAGATTTCGATTTTGACCCGGTATCTGAACCCTCCGACAAAGAGCGGAGCGAGCTGGCTAAAACGGGCACGGAGAACGTGGTAACGGCACTTAATGCGGGACTTGTGTCAAAACGTACCGCGCTGCAGGAGCTTAAGCAGCAGAGTGAGCGTACTGGCGTGTGGACAAACATCACAGATGAAGACATCATGAAAGCTTCCGATGAAATAGAAGAGGAAGGGGAGTTTGGCGGATTTAGCGGAATGTTGGGGGTGGATGAATCGGAAAGCGATGGAGATGAATTACATAAAACATCAAATTCTGTACAAGATAGTGGTAAATGGATGACTATGAATGGAACCCATGTAAAGGTAGATGAGGACGGTGAGATAAAGAATGGTCCGTTAAAGGGGCAGAAATATACACCGAAAATCAAGGCTCCGAAATATACGAAGGCGGAAGGATATGAAAAACAGATCGGCTCTCCAATTCATGGTGGATATAAGGGAATCAATGCTATAAATAAGCTCTTAGAAACGAAAAGTGGGTATGTACCTGATGCATTCACCAGATCAGATATAGGAAGCATAGCACTGCCGTGGGGCGATGATTTTATGGGGCTCAAGCACATTATCCAAGAAAGACAATCTCAGGGGATTGATACTAATGAGTTCTTGCAGCATTTGCCGGATATCATAGAAGACGGGAAGCTTGATAGTAGAAATGGAAGGTTTTATATAAGGAAAGATCACTATACAGCAGTAATATCTCCCACCTATTTTGATGATCATTTCACATTCGTACTTACCGGATGGGATGAAAATGTTTCTGAAACAACAAAAAAGCACTAAGGCGCCAGAAGCATGTAAACTAATCTGGCGTTACCAAGCGTACAGACCACTTGCTACGCTAACCCAAGTGCTTTTCTTATCTTTATTATAGTGTTTAATGCATAAAATGCAAGGTTAATTTAAGAGAATATGAAAAGAAACTTCAAACCAAATCGAATGACAGAAAAGCGGTATGCCGCTGCGATAGAAAGAATCATGAAAGGACTGGAGCGTGAGATGGCTCATGCAGAAAGTCCTTTTCAAATGCTCTCTGTTCTCCGTGGTCTTGCCCGTTCTCCCACTTTTGAAAAAGCATGCGAGGACGCAGCACGATCCATGGCAACACACGCCTTTTCTGATGGACACCGAACGTGGCGGGAAGCCGCCCGGGCAGGTTCTAAAGGACGCAGGATATATCGATTGCTGAATGGGGAATTTGAAGCGAACGATATTTACTGGGATATCGTTTCCCGAAATTCCCGTTTGATTCAATCTATGACAAATGAGGCTGCGGAACGTGTATCAAATATAGTGTCTGAAGGACAGTCGGCTGGTATTCGGTCAGAAGATATGATAGATGACATACTTCGGCAATGGCCGACGATGACAAGGACGCATGCTAAATTAATTGCCCGGACGGAATCCTCGAAATCGGCCTCTGCGTTGACACGCTCAAGGGCGCAAAGCGCGGGGCTAAATTGGTATATTTGGGAAACATCGGAAGATTCCCGGGTACGTTCTTCTCATCGGCACATGGACGGGGTACTGGTCAATTGGAATGACCCGCCGTCTCCGGAGGCTCTGATTGATATGAAGGATTATGGAAAATATCATGCTGGCGAGTTTCCGAACTGCCGATGTTATGCCGCTCCGTTGATAGAGTATGATGATGTTTCTTGGCCGCATAAGGTATACAGGAATGGGCGTATACGGTATATGCGGCTTTCTGAATTTAAAAAAATAGAAGGGGGATAAATGAGGGCATTTTACGGAAGCAAAATCTCCGGGCATATGATTCGAACTCCCGAGGGGTATCTTGTGTGTAAAGAAGTGCCAATTGCGCGAACTGGCACACAGGAATACAGAGGAATGGAGTTCGGTGGAGAAAATCCGGAGAAAATCTATGTTGTTAAGCGGCCTGAAGAAGAGGTATTCAGTAAGGCGGCATTAGCAAGTTTTGAGGGTAAACCGGTTGTAGATGAACATCCAGATGAAAACGTAACACCGGACAATATTGGTCGATATATTAAAGGCACCTGCCGTGATGTACGTCGCGGTGAAGGTGCCTTATCCGATTGCGTTGTAGCGGACCTGATTATCTATGACAAGGACCTGATAAAGAAAATCGAAAGTGGGAAGCGCGATATATCCTGCGGGTATGACTGCCTGTGGGATCCTAAAGACGACGACACTTATGTACAGCTGGAAATCCGCGGTAATCATGTAGCCGTAGTCGAAGAAGGGCGCGCCGGACACAAAGTTTCTATTCGTGATTCACGAAAAGGAGGAAAAACAATGTCAGAAAAAAGTAAAAACAGTATTTGGGGGCGTATGCTTTCTGCGTTTGCGCATGACAGCGACACCACTCCGGAAGATCTGGAAGCAGCGGCAAAAATGAAGCCTGCTTCTGATGAAGGTAATCCGGCACCGGCTGTTCCGGTAGTAGAGAAAAAAGAAGAGCCGAAGAGCACCATCGATGCAGAACTCGACGCACGTCTCAAAAAGATTGAAGACGCTATTGCCGCTCTTTCTGAAAAGCCGGATAAAAAGCCGGAAGAGGAATCTGATGCGCTGGACGCATTAGAAGAAGAGCTCAAGGGCGAAAAAGAAGAAACCCATGACGAAAGTGATGTAGAAGTTGATCCGAAAGAAATCAATGCCAAGCAGGAAGAAGCGGAAGATGACGAAGAAGACGTTGTAGAGCCGGAAGACGAGGAAGAAGCCAAAGCTGCCCGTGACGCCGCTCTGAAAGCTATCAGTGCATTGAAGCCGGTTGTAGCGGCTCTACCCAAAAGCCAGAGAAAGAAAGCTGCAGATAGTCTTGCAGATCTGATTCGCGGCAACATTCACGATGATGGATATGACGCTATTATGAAAGCGAAAGAAAACGGCCGCAAAAAGGCAAAAGACAAAGCCATGGATGACCGCGAACTTGGTCGCATGATTCGGGATAAATATAATCCGCATTACAAAAAGAACTAAAAGGAGGAAAACACAATGAGTGGAAAAGCAATTGGAGTAGCTATGAATTATGGGTTCCCGGGGACCTATGCAAGAACACCGGACGATGTCGTTACATCCCGCCAGCTGAAAGAAGGATCTGCCGCGGTACCGTTTGGCGCAGCATTGGCGGCAAACGACGACAATACTTATTCTGCAGTTGGCGCTACATTTACTGCCGCTAAATTTGGCGGTGTTGCGCTTCGTGTAGTTAAACAGGCTGTCTCTTACAATGATCAGAACGAAACAGCTTACAATGAGCAGGACCTTGTCTCCGCAATTAATCGTGGATCTGTTGTTGTTAAATGCAATAACGGTACACCGAAAGCGGGTGGAGCCGTATTTGTCCGCATCAAAGCCAATTCTGCAATTTCCAGCGGCGTTGTCGGCGGATTTGAGGCTGTAGCTGATGGTGCTAACACCGTGCAGCTTACCAATGTGCAGTGGACAAATGGTTATGTAGACGCTAACGGCGTGGCAGAAATCACTATTCTGACCCGTCTGAATGCGTAATAGAAGGAGGTACAAAATAATGGGAAATAATGCTGTTTCTATGTTTACACCGAATGCCGGAATGATGGGCGCGGCCAACGCGGCTATGCGCGCAGGCGGCAAACAGGCTTTTTATGGCTCTGCTTATGATGCGGCAATTGCGTCCGGCATGGCTTATCTTGTGGGCGAACTTGAAAAAGTAGACCCGAAAATTAGGGAACCCCTCTCTTCTGTTACCTGGCAGCGAGACATCGTTGCAAAAACAGGCGGCGGATGGGTAGATTTCACGTCCACCTTTGATGTTGATTATGGAACTACCGGTGCCAATGATTATTCCATTGTTGGATCCGGTACGACCGCGGTTCCGGTAATGCAGGTCAGCACCAGCAAAAACCTGTTCAAAACCTTTACGTGGATGCATGCTATGCAGGTTCCGTTTGTTGACCAGGCTAAGCTGCAGCAGATTGGACGTTCTCTGGAAGATATGCTTGATAAAGGCATTCGTCTCAACTACAACAAGACTATTGACAAGAACGTATACCTCGGGTTTGATTCCCTCGGCACTTCCGGTCTGATTAACGACAAGAAAGTCACGGTTGGCACTGTTGTAAACGGTGCGGCGGGTTCTCCGCTTTGGACGAAAAAGACGGCGGATGAAATCCTGCAGGATATCAATAACGCTCTTGTGGAAGCGTGGAAAGCGTCTGAATATGACCTTTCCGGTATGCCGAACCATATCCTGATTCCGCCGGAAAACTATGCATTTATCGTAAAGCAGAAAGTATCCGACGCCGGGAATATTTCTATTCTTGAATACCTGCTGCAGAACAACATCGCAAAGAATCAGGGCGTGGATATTGCCATCGAACCGTGCCGCTGGTGCATTAAAGCAGGAACCGGCAAGACAAACCGCATGGTGGTTTATGTCAACGACGAAGACAAGGTAAACTTTGACATCACCGTGCCGATTACCCGTGCTATGACACAGCCTTCTGTAGAACGTGCTGCGTATCTGACTTTGTTCGCTGCGCAGATCGGGCAGGTTAAGTTCAATTATTATCAGCCGGTCCGTTACTTTGATGGTATTTAATAGGAGGTAAACATGATCATTCTGACGAAAAAGAAATTCTGTTTCGAGCTGGACGGGGAGCAATTCACTTCCCGCGGCGGAATGGAAATGGAAAACGCTCCGTTATGGATTCAAAAGACATGGCTCTTTGACCTTGCCGTAAAAGATGGAGACCTTATCGTTGCGCAGGATAGCGATACAAAAACAGAGGCGGATGTAATGAATGCCGCCTCTGAACCTGTAGCGCCTCCTGCTTCTGAATCCGAACCTGCAGATCCTGATGAAAATTCCGGAGAAACAGAATCAGAGGAAGATGAAGACGCTGAATCCAATGATGAAGTCGAACCTGAATCCGAAGTAAAACCGAAAACGACAAGAAGAACCAAAGGCAAATAAGGAAGAAAGGGGGTAAAAATCGTGATAGGTATTATAGAGCAGGCGTCTAATATCAAGCATGGAGATAATCCGGCATATTCTAAGGCGGATTTTCTGTCTTTGTATCCGCAATTCAAGAATTTAATCCCTGACGCGGCTCTGGATATGTATGTGGAACTTGGGAACGCATGTGTCAGCAGCGGGCGGTATCATTCCATGTGGAAACATGCCATAGGCCTTTTTATTGCTCATTTTTGCTCCCTTTATCTTCAGAGTTTGCAGCCAGAGGGAGCGTCTGCTTCCTCTGTTCTTTCTGCCGCTGCCACGGCAGGCGTCGTTACAAGCGAAAGTGCGGACGGTGTTTCCCATTCTATGGATTTGTCGGCATTGACACAGGACTTGAACGGATGGGCAGGGTTCAAATTAACAACCTTCGGTGTGCAGTTTGCAACACTGGCCAAAATGGCCGGCAAAGGCGGGATGTATGTATGGTGAACTCAAAAGGTAAAGTTGAGCATAACGAGTACAATGGCGGATTTGCCGGGCTCGTTAAAAGGTTACAAGGCTTGCAGAAAAGGCAGATTCAGGTTGGCATACCGCAGCAGACATCAAGCCGAAAGGAAGAAGGTATTAATAATGCAGAGCTTCTCTACATCCACACCCATGGAACAAGAAGAAAGGCCATGCGAAAAGAAATGCAGGAAGGGATGGACAGGGGGCTTAAATACAGCGAGGCTTTCTCTCTGTATATTCAGTCCCACGGTTCCCCTCTTTGGCATTCTCCGCCTCGTCCTGTTTTAGAACCAGCTATCAAGGCAAACAAAGGAAAAATAGCGCTGCAGTTCTCTAAAATAATCAAGGCCACGGCCGACGGGAATGCGGACGCGATGGAACGAGCTATTACAAGCACGGGAATGACCGCGCAGAATGCATGCCGGGCGTGGTTTAAGGATCCGCGCAATAGGTGGCCACTTAATGATCCCAAAACGGTGAAACTAAAAGGGAGCGATAAGCCGCTTGTTGACAGCGGAGAATTGAGAGATTCCATTGTTTACGTTGTGAGGGAGGAATAGCCAATGATTAATTTGTCAAGCGTGATTCATTCCTCTCGATTGTCGCAGGATTATACCATTCTACGTTCATTTGGCGTATGGGAAAATGGAGAGTTCATCAAGAATGGAACTCCGTCTACGCTTCAGCTCCATGGGATTATTACTGTAGCTACCGAGAGGGATCTGCAGAAAGTTCCAGAAGGGAACCGGCAGACGGGAGCTATGAAAATTCTTTCCACTGAACCGATTTATGTAACGGGGCAGCTGGAAGAAAACGGCTTTTCAGATGTTCTTGTCTGGAATAACGAGAAATATCAGATTGTAGCCGTTTTCCCGGATAAGGATTATGGATTTTATCGCGGAATATGTACTCGTCTCTCCGGGGAGGTGGTATAAATGCCTGTTCAGACTATGCGAGCTCTAAAAACGGCGTTTTATCGCGCGACTATGACGGCGCTTGGATATGATCCTGACAAAGCATACAAGAAGATAAAGCCGCCGGTGCGTATGACCTATCCGCCGCTCGGTAATCCTGATTGGACGATGGAAGAGGATGTTGTCTTTATTACCATCATGGACGCGAACGGTGACGATGTGTCGCAGCCAATACATGAACTTTGGAAAGATGACGGAGAAGACTTGCTGCGGGAGCATTATGCGACCCGGGTGCTGCAGGTTATTTTTACCGCATACGGCCCCAATGGTTATGATCGTTTGGTACATCTTCGGCATACGTTTCTTGACGGTTCTTCTGTGCTCCGTTCTGCAAATATATTTATCATTCCCAGCTCTGATACACCACAATATGTACCGGAGCTTTTTCACAATATGTGGTTTGAACGAACCGACCTTACACTCCGGTTCAATAATCAGCTGCTGTTTGAAGAAAACATCAAAAGTATTAAAGAAGTTCCCGTCAAAAAAGTGGATGCGAACCGTTCCGGTACTTCCGATGTCATTCTTTATGGCGGCGGTATTACGATAAAGAAAGGGTGATTCCGTAAATGGCGAAATTATCACTGAAAACAATCATTGATATCCAGGTCAACCTGGCGGCCAAGGCAGCCAAGAGAAAAGGATTCAATATGGCACTCATTCTAGGGAAAAGCAATGTCATTCCCGAATCAGAACGGGTACGTATCTATACAAGCGCCGATGCATTACTGGAAGACGGATTTAAACCGGACAGCGCAGAATATAAGGCAGCCAAGCTGTATTTTTCTGCGACACTTGCTCCGTCTCGTCTTGCGGTCGGTGTTCAGGTAACTAAGGACAAGGATAAACTGGCTGCAGCACAAGCCTGCCGTGCGGCTAATGGAGAATGGTATGTTCTGATCCCGCTCGGTGCTACAGATAAAGAAATTGAAGCCTTGGCAGATTGGGTAGAAAATGCACAGCCCGATACGCTTCTTGCTTATACGACTTCAAGCAAAAATAACCTATCTAATTCTCAAGAAGATGCCGGAGAGGAAAAGACGGGGATTTTTGAAAAGCTAAAGAAGAAATCCTATCGTCGTTCTTTTGGTCTGTATTGCGCACAGGGAGATACTCCAGATGCAGTGGCAGCCGTTATGGGATATGCGATGGGGGCGAATAGGGGAACAAACAATTCTTCTTATACTCTCGCTTATAAGCGTCTCCCCGGCGTGACACCGGATAATCTCACAGAAACCCAAGTGGCATTTATCTGCGGATCTATGACAGCTGCAGGGAATAATGGTAATGTTTATGTCTGCCGAGCTGAAGAATATAACATCCTGCAGCAGGGGTGCATGGCAGACGGCACGTCTTTTGACGAGATACTCAATATTGACATGCTGAAGAATGATATCATGCTCAATGTCATGGATCTACTCACATCTACGCGTAAGGTACCGCAAACAGAGGGCGGCGTTGCGTCTATTGTGAATGTTATTAATATAGCCTGCAATAAGTATGTTAATACTGGATTTATCGCTCCGGGTAAATGGAATGGCGGCGAAGTGCTAAATCTCGAAAACGGAGATTATCTGGCAAGCGGTTATCTTGTACAGAGTGAACCTATTGATTCACAGCCTCAGGCTGACCGTGACGCAAGAAAAGCGCCACCGATTTATGTATGCGTAAAACTGGCGGGCGCTATTGAGTTTGTTACAATCGACGTTTATGTCAATCGGTAAAAGGAGGATGAATTATGGCACAAACAACTTATAGTTTTACCGATCTGGTCGGCTCCATCCACTCTGATGTGGTTGGAGATTTTATTTTTACCGGCAATGGTGTTGGTTCCGTTTCTATATCGAAAGCTACGGAACGCACGTCACATGATATTGCTGCCGACGGCTCTGTTATGATCTCAAAAATAGCGGGGAATAACGGCACGGTGACCATCGAAACACAGCAGACGTCTCCGCTTCATTTGTGGCTTATGAAATGGTTTCAGGCGCATTGGTCGGCTCCCACTTCTCAATGGGCGGGCACATCTATGCTCCTCAAAAATACGAGTACCGGCGGTTCTCATGTCTGCAGCGGCGTATCTCCGCAAAAAGAAGCCGATGTTCCGTACCAATCACAAGGGCAGCGTGTCACGTGGACACTGATGTGTGCCGATATTGTAAATAATCCGGTGTAACTTTAGGAGGAAATGAATGGAACCTAAACAGAAAACCCAAATCATAGAGGTGAGCGGTAGTAAATACCGCCTGTCTAAACTTGACGCACGGTCCGCGTCCTACATTGCATTTAAATCTGCGGGGATTGTAGCCCCTCTCATGGGAAAGGAGAAAAACAACGGAAATATATCGGTGGAATCTATATCAAAGGTACTGCCGGCCGTTCCCCGTCATGAATTTGAGGAAATACAAACAATGCTTTTGAAAACGGTGGTGAAAATGAATGATGTTGGTGGACAGCTACTGCCGGAACCCATTTTGAAAGAGGATGGAAGCTTTGCGGTTGAAGATTTGGCATATGACGCCGGAGCGGTAATTGCGCTTACGGTAAGATCGTTCTTATTCAACGTCGGGGGTTTTTTCGGAGGGGCCGGCCTGATACCGGCCGAATCGGAACAGAAATCCTAAAATTTACACCAATAGATTATCCAACTGTCGATAGTTTTGCCTATGCCCCTGTGGTGGCTGGAATGTGGCGACAGCATGAAGTGTTTGATGGCACTTATGATTTCGATGATTTGCTTGACGCCCATGAAATCATCTTTGTGAAAGCAGAAAACGCAGCCCGTGCCAGAGACGCTGCAGAAAGGAGTTAACAAGTGGCAGGAAATGTAATAGAAGAATATCTTGTCGGCATTGGCGCTGATATAGATACCGGCAGCTTTAATTCTGCCATGATGGCCATTGGACAGCTTGGCAAAGCAATGAATGCAATTAAAGGAGCTGCTCCTATTGTTGCTGTTGCCGCTGCGATTATTGGGGCCGGTAAGGCGGCCTACAGCACGATAAAAGATGTGGCGGCAGCGGACATGGAGTACAAAAAGCTGGCTTCACAAATGTGGATCACAAAGGATTCTGCCAAGTCACTTTCCACAACCATGAAAGTCATGGGTGTATCGCAGGAAGATATCGCATGGATCCCCGAACTCCGGGAACAGTTCTTCCGTCTCCGGAACGAGATGAACGAACTGGCTACTCCGGTAGATGCGGACAACCAGCTTCAGTGGATCCGTGAAATCGGCTATGATGTACAGTCTCTGCAGGTCAAGCTGAAAATGCTGAAAGAATGGATCGCTTATTACCTAATTAAGTATCTCCAGCCGTACATCAAGGAATTTCAGCAATTTATCCAGTGGCTGAATGATAAGCTCGGGAAAAACATGCCGGAAATCGCCCGAAAGATAGCTAAAGTTTTATCACAAATAGTGAGTATCGGTATTTCCGCCGTTAAAGTGCTAAAAGCTATATTCGGATCAATCTATGACTTTATCGAAAGCTTACCTGCCAACGTGAGAAAATGGGCAGCTATATTCGCGATGGTAGGCGCTATTATTATGAGTGGTCCCTTCGGTCTTTTCATTGCTGCTATCGGCGGCGCGCTTCTCCTAATGCAGGACTTCATGTACTTTGTAGAAGGGAAAAAATCTTCCCGTACGTTGGCTCCGATGTGGAGAAAGCTGCTGGATTTTCTGAACAATGACAAGGTTAATAAGTTCTTTCAAGGCGTCAAAAAAGGTATGATATGGATCGCGGATATGTGCGATATCATTGTAAAGAAACTGCTTAAATTTTTGGATGATGCAACGCCCAAGGTCATGAAATTTGTTTCAAAAATGACAGAAGGTGTCGGGAGACTGCAAAATGGAGATGTTCGCGGGGCTGCATCTGCTTTCGGTGACGCTTTCGGAAATCCTTTCGGATCTCCTTTTGGCGGTGGTGATATAGTTTCCCGTGCGGCTAATATTACGGATAATCCGACCGGTGATTTTCTCGGAAACGAAAATGGATGTACTTATTTTGTGAAACAAGCGGTCGGTGCTGATAATGAATATTTCCAAAATATGGGGGATAGTTTATGGGTTCCAACTTGGGTTGATTCTGCTAAGGCGCAGGGGCGCTGGCATGCAGGAGTAGACGGCATGCAGGCCGGAGATATCGTTGTCGTTGAGACAGGAGGAGAAGGCCCCTATGATCACGTCGTCGTTTATGACGGAAATGGTGGATATTTCGGGAACTCTTCTTCTCTCGGAAAACCTGTCCATGGTGACCTGTCGGATTTCGGATATGGAAATATATCCGGATATATAAGAACGGGCGGGTCTGATTCCGGATGGGATATGAATTTTGACACTTCGCTGGATGATTATTTCAAGAGTTCCGGAGGAGAATCCAGCGGTGCAAGTTCCGGTTACCGGATCGGGTCCGGCATGATGGGATTTGCAGGCGGCGGCTCTTTCTCCGGAAGTTATGCTGACCAGCTGTATAGTGGCGGTTATGCAGAGCAAGGAATGTCAGCGCAAGCCGCAGCTTCAGGATCCGGTGCATATGGCGGCGTTTCCAATGTATCTAATAGTACAGTTTCTATCGGAGATATTATTGTAAATGTAGCTAAAACAAATGCATCTGAAGATGAAATAGGTGAAGCGGCTTATAAGGCATTCAGTACGAGAATGGGGAGGGGGTCGATTGTATGAGCCTGCTAAATATCGGGGGACTTGGTAATATTACCTCCGCATTAATAGGCGGAACATCTTGTATCCCTGATCTTTCCCAATATGGATTTTCCGCTTATGGAGGATACCGGCCGCCGCAGTGGAATTCTTCTTTTTTGGGAACAGAAGATCTCGTATATTGCAAAACAAATATAGGCGGGCTCTTTTTTGACGCTGTTATTAGTGTCGATACAGATCATACGTCTACTGTTACTTCTCACCCCGTGCAATCTGGCGCAAATATGTCGGATCACATGTATGAGAACCCCGTGACAATCACAATGGAAATTGCTATGTCAGACGCTATGGATTCTATGGTGCACGGGCAGTGGCATAATGCCGGAGAAAAAGGTGTTTCTGCTTACCGCACTCTTCGAGATCTGCAGAAGTCGAGGATACCGATAGATGTACTGACCCGTCTCGACAGGTACCAGAATATGGTCATTCAAAGTATACATGTAAATGATGACAGCAAGACACTGGGCGGGCTCAAAGCGTCCGTCCATTTACAACAAATCATAACGGCTACTGTTTCCACTGAAAAGGTCAGCGCCAGGAATTGGACAAGCGGTGGAGCTAACCGTCGTGGTGAAATACAAGTGGAAGAACAAGGATCGGTTATATCCGAAATTATGGATGATGGAGAAAAGGGGCTAAAAGATAAAGTATGAGTTACTGCATTGTACCGCTGACAAATCAGCCGTATTCCGAGCAGGAATTTAAGCTGACACTGAAAAACAGGCGGAATATCAATATCAAGCTCAAACTCCGCTATAACGACCTTTGCGCGGACTGGACGGCGGAGATTATAGACAACAGCACCGGAAAGACGCTGATAGATACGCTTCCGCTTGTACCTGGAGTTAATCTTTTGGGGCAATTCGGATATTTAAATATCGGTGAAGCGTATGTTATACCAACGACGGATACGGAATTGATGATGCCGGACAACACAACACTTGGATCTGTCTTTGCTCTTGTATGGGGTGATCACTCATGAATGGTCAATTATGGGGACGCCGCTGGCGGATTCTTGTAAGTAAACCGGCTACAAAAGACAATCCGAGCGAAGAGGAAGCACTGAACGTATCCGAACTCCACTGTACTTTTGAAATCCATAAAAAACGAGGGAAAGGCGGTTTTTATGCTGTCTGCAAAATCTATAATCTGACTGCTGCTACCGAAAACAAATTAATCCGTGAAGGTGACAGGCTAATCATTGAGGCCGGCTATGACGGTACCGCGGAAAAAGATGTTACTAATGCCGACGGAACCGTACAGACGGAAACAGTTCCGCTGCAGTACGGAAAAATATTTGACGGTAGGATCATATATCCGTCACGAAGCAAAGAATCAAATGTGGACTATATATTGACATTGACTGCTATTGACGGTGACGCCCCGCTGAATTTGAATCACATATCAAAGACCGTAAACCGCGGTCTGAATATGCGTAAGGTGGTGGAAACCGTCTGCAATGACAGTGAAGTAAAAACCCCGATTAATACAGTGAGCGACGGGCTTTCTCCGCAGACCCTGCCACGAGGAAAGGTTTTCTATGGACGTCCCTATGATTATGTGCAGGACGTCTGCCGGGGAAATAGCGCTGATTACTATATCGAGGATGGACAGTTAAATGTAGTTCGGCTGCAGGATGTAGCGAAAGATGAAGCACTTGTTGTCACACCGAATAACGGTCTTATCGGAACGCCGCAGCAGTCGCAGGACGGTGTGTCCTTTAAATTGCTTTTGAACCCGGCTATTCACTTGGGGTCCATGATCCAGTTAAAAAATGTAGAAATTAATGAGGTAAGCGTTATGCCCGGGCAAAGGCAAGCGCCTCTTGACGATGATTGGATTTACCAGGCAATAGAAATTACACACAGAGGAGACACGCGGGGAAATGACTGGTACACAGAAGTTATCGGGATATCTCGATACGGCAAAGGTGCACTTCCTGCTCTTCTCGGTGATTCCGGCACAAACGGAATGGGGGTGTAAAGATGATTCCGTTAAGCGAAAGAAGCCCGTCTTCTCGCGTAAACAGTGATAATGAACTAAGGCAGCGTGAAATCAACCTGCGCGTGGCGGCTCCCGGCATTATTCAATCTTTTAATCCGGCGGAACAAACGGTTACCGTACAGCTGGCCATTCGTGAAAAAAGAAATAATGATGGTGTGGAGACATGGGAAGATCTGCCGCAGCTTGTAGATGTCCCTGTGGTATTCCCCCGTGCAGGCGGTTATGTACTGACTATGCCGATAAAGCCCGGAGATGAATGCCTTGTTATTTTCGGGGATAACTGTATGGATGCCTGGTGGCAGTCAGGAGGTGTTCAAAATCAAATTGACTGCAGGAGACATGATCTTTCTGACGGTTACTGTATCCCGGGACCATGGTCACAGCCGCGGACTATTCCGAATTACAGCACTTCATCGGCGCAGCTTCGTACAGAGAGCGGTTCTTCTTACATTGAACTTGCCGGAAATGATATTAATATCGTGGCGTCCGGTAATGTAAACATAAAAGGAGCAAATGTGAATATCAATGGGTAAGGCAACCAGAGTGGGAGATTTGAATACCGGGCATGACAGCTGCCCGCCCGTGGCGCTTGTGACAGGTTCCCCGAATGTTTTTATTAACGGACGTGCAGCGGGGCGTGTAGGCGATTCTTACGCTCCTCACGGCTGCCATGTTCATCCGTCTCATGTGGGCAAGATAGCAAGTGGGAGTTCTTCTGTATTTATCAACGGAAAACCCGCAGGGCGCATAGGCGATCCTGTGTCGTGCGGAGGGGCTGTTGCGGAAGGCTCCTCAAATGTATTTATAGGAGGTTAAGCATGATTTACCGGCAGCTTGATGATAACGGCGATTATATTTTTGGACACGGGAAGCATGCGTATTTGGAAGGTGTGGACGCAGTGGCACAGGCCATCAAGACCCGCCTTCTTTTATTGTATCGAGAGTGGTGGGAAGATCTGGAAGATGGATTGCCGCTATGGAAAAAAATCATGGTCAGCTCCGGGCAACCGAGTAATATAAAAGCCGTCGATTTTATTTTTCGCGAGCGGATACAAGGTACAACCGGTGTGCTGTCTATTCTCGGCTATGAATCTTCTTTTGAAAACAGGCATTACACTTTCCGATGCGCTGTAGAAACATTATACGGATCCCTTGTAATTTCAAATATAAGAAATGAGGCGGAAGGATGAGTTATTTTACACCTTATGTGGATGCGTCCGGTTTACACATACCGACGTATGCCGATATACGTGACGATATTATTGTGCAAATGAAAAAGATATATGACAATGATATCTATCTTGAAAACGACAGCGCCGACTACCAGTTTATTTCCATTTTAGCTCTTAAAATTTCAGATTCTTATCAAGCTGTTCAATATGCTTACAATGCAAGATCTCCTGCGACAGCCATTGGGGCGGCGTTGGATTCTGTTGTGAAACTGAACGGTATTGCACGGAAAGAACCGGGATATTCTACTTGCCAGGTGACACTTACCGGCATTCCATTTACAGAAATAAAAAATGGATCGGTAGTGGATAAAACTGGACTCATTTGGGATCTTCCGTCATCTGTCATTATCGGGAGTGGCGGAACAGTTATTTCTACCGTTACATGTCAAAAAGTAGGGGCGGTTTCCGCCGAGCTGGGGGATATAGACAAAATAAATACTCCGACTTACGGTTGGAAATCTGTCACAAATCACGCGGCAGCTATTCTAGGTAATGCAGTAGAAACAGATGCGGAACTCCGTCAGAGACAAACTATTTCTGTATCTAATCCGTCGCAAACAATGCTTGAAGGTACACATGGTGCCATCATTGCGTTAAAAAACATCGCAAGAGTAGCTGTATATGAGAACGATACGAATGTAAGCACTGTAGATCCGGAAAACAATCCTCATGGGTTACCTCCGCACTCCATTACTTGTGTAGTTGAGGGAGGATCCGACACGGATATAGCAGAAGCGATTCTTTACCATAAAGGAATTGGGTGTTATACAAACGGCGACAAAGAGGTCAGTATTATAGATCGGAATGATTATGTAAATAAAGTTCGTTTTTATCGGCCGTCTTATGTTGACATCTACATCAACCTGAAATTGAAGAAGTATACAGGATATGTATCAAGCCTCTCATCTACGGTCAAAACCGCAATCTATAATTATATTTCCTCTCTTGGGATAGGTCGTGACGTATCCATCTCAATGCTCACGGGAGCCATTATGGCTTGCAATCCTGATATTACCCGTCCGGTGTTCGGTATATCTTCTATGACGATCGGAAGAAGTAAACAATCTCTTTTGAATGGAGATGTGGATATTACTTACAAAGAGGTGGCACGTCCCAATTATGACAATATCGAGGTGACGGTATGATAACGCATGATACAGAATATTACCGGAAACTGATAACATCCGAATATCGAGGAGCTCCACGTTTTAACGAAATGGTTCGAAAAATGGCGAGCTATGGACGTGAGCTGGATATATCCATCTTGAAAATGGTGGATATGTTTGATGTCGATGTGGCGGAAGCTGATCAGTTGGATGTTTTGGGGGCTTGTGTCGGTGTATCACGATCCTTGAAATTTGAACCGTCACCTACGGCACGCGGCGAAATCATATGTCCTACACCTCTTGAATTATCACAAGATACAGGGGCGGAATCTAAATATACAATATATAAAACGCCTGTTCCATCAAAATTAGCTGACACAAATATTATACAGGACTTTGCTCCTGGTGACATGGATGACATGCCGCTCGTCACTGACGATATATATCGAATTATGATTAAATCGCGAATTATACAAAATGTTTGGAAGGGTAATGTTCTTGACTTGTATGAGATGTGGGATAATTTGTTTCCGGATAATCAAGGACTGCAGATACAGGATCTTCAAGACATGAGCTTTAATATCGTTTTGCTCGGGAATTATTCAAAACTGATACAAGAACTTATTGTTCACGGATATATTATTCCGAAGCCGGAAGGTGTAAGGATTAATACGCTGTCATTTATTGACACAGACGGTCTTCCGATATTTGCTTATGACTACAATAACATTAATTACAGCGGCTATAAATCTCATTGGCTGCAAGTGCATGAAGGAGGTTAATAATGGCACGGTCAAATTTTAAAGTATTCGCCGAAGGGGCGGCTGATAAAGATGTACAATCCGACGTCGTCTATAATTCGGACACACAGCGCATATACGGTGTCGTCCCGGGAATTGCTGAACCTAAAATGCACAATAAATTGTATAAGCAGGCGACCGTTATGGTAGCAGCGCTTGCACAGGTTATTGTGCAAGCAGGATTCGATGCATTGGATTCCGATTATTCAGGGCTTGTATCAAACCTGAGAAAATCTTTTGCCGGTTCGGTTAACGGGGTTAAACCGGATGAATCAGGCAATATCGACCTGACAGAGGTTATTGAAGAAATCCGAAAGATGACATATCCGCGTGTAGGAGATTTTATTATTACAAAAAATCCAGATAATCCATCTAAAAAATATAAAAATACAACCTGGGAGTTGCTCGAGTCCAAAACATTTATTATGAGTGCTGGCGATGATACTCCAGTTAATAGTAAAGGCGGTAACAACACACATATAAACACAGTACAAGAAATGCCCGCGCATGTTCATGACGCATCCTCTGCGTATGCTGGAGGGCACTCGCACTCGCGTGGAACTATGAACATAACCGGGACGCTAGCTCTTCCTACGCATAACGGGAGATGGAACTCGTATATAACAGGAGCATTTGACGCTGAACCAGGTGGATCCAATATCAAAAATATTGAGGGGGCAGATTTTGACGAGCATAATAGGTGGCACGACATAGGGTTTGCTACATTTGACGCATCCAGAACCTGGTCTGGAGAGACTTCATTTGTCGGAAATCATAATCATACTGTATCTGTCAATTCTACAGGAAATGGCAAAGAATGGGATATTCGACCAAAATATATAGCTGCTTACATTTGGGTTCGTACTGCATAAGGAGAAACATAAATGGCAACAAGTAATGCAAGAATTCAGTTTTCTACAGCTGATGAAGAAACGTGGAAATCAGTAAATCCAATGCTCCGAGAGGGAGAGCTTATTATTGCAAAAAAGCCATCAGGCAAATATAGATTATATGTTGGTGCCAAAGGGGGAAGCAAATTTAAAGATTCAACTGTTGTCTGGGATGAAGAATTGGCAGATTCGCACGAAAAGAATGCAGCAATAAGTGCTGCTAACGCGATGACGAGCAAGGCTGCTGCAGCATCCAGCGCCAGTTATGCGGCGCAAAGTATGACTTCTGCTAAAGAGAGTGCCAGTGCAGCAGAACAAAGCATGAATGCCGCTGAAGCGAGTGCGGATCAAGCTGCCGAATATATGAATAATACAATAAATAGTTCCAATACAGCTGCACAAAATAGTGCATCGGCAGCTTCAAGTATGAAAAAGGCAGAACAAAGTATGAATTCTGCTAAAGAGAGTGCCGATAAAGCTATAGCAGCATCAAATAATGCTTCAAGTAGCGCTGCTTCGGCGGCAAATAGCGAATCTAATGCTATTGATGCAAAAAATAAAGCAACACAGAGCGCCTCTGAAGCCAAATCATCTGAATTAAATGCAAAAGCGAGCGAGAAATCTGCTGCGGATTCGGCTGCGGCCTTATCTTATGCAACACAAGAAGAGGTAAATTTTGGAACAGAGAGTAGAAAAATCGTTTCCCCAAAAACTCTCGGAACATTGTTAAACTTATTACAAAGAAATACTTCTTATAAAGTCGGAGAAATCGTCTACTCTGCAAAAATGCCGTCATGGGCGTATCTCGAGTGCACGCAAGCAGGCACAACAGCAGCCACAGAACCAAATTTGTCAACCGTAAATGGGGGAGTGGCAGTTGATGACGGAAGCGTGAAATGGACGGTTAAAACGGTAACCTCAAAAGAATATGTCGATGAAAAATTTGATAATTACGGAAAGATGGAAACAATTAATGCGACTATAGACTCACAGTACATCGAAAATTTATCGTGTGTAAAAATAAAAAACATAGTGCATCTTTTTGTACGAATGAAAGGTGCAAAGGAAGGTCTCATTGAAATTGCATCTGGGCTACCAAAGTCATTTATAAATCTTGAATTTTATGCCCCTATAAACAACAGCAACGGTAAAGCTGTACGATTGACAATAAATACAGACGGTAAACTATATCTCAGTTATACAGATGAATATACTACATCGCCAGGACATGAATCTGTTGCATGTTTGGTATATTTGACAAACGATTAAAAGGAGAATAAAAAATGCAGGAAATAACAGATGGGAACGTATCAAATGAGGTGGTACACAATGGAAAGAAATGACGGAGAAAAAATAACAATGCAATTTGTAGAACGGATGGCAAAAATGGAAGAGAAACTTGACATGCTCGTTAGAATGCTCCCCGAAATTACCGCGCTTCAAATTGCGCAGGCACGCTCTGAACAAAACGCGGCATCAGCTCATAACAGAATTGACAACATTTATAAAGTTGCTGGCTTGATTTCAACAATTATTTCTGTAGTTATTGCATTAATCGGAAGGGCGGTGTGATATGTTAAAAAAATTAAAATCACTCTGGAGAAAAGCGAAAAGCTACTTCCGGAAACTAAACGCGCCATTACTATACTGGTCGATACTCTATGCAATCATTTGCGTTTTCTGTATATTGCTTTATATCCTAATGACAATCGCGGACTGGCTGATCACCGGAAAGGGAAACGAACCAGAATTAAGGCTATTCATAACCATGCTCCTATCTGCAGGGGCGGTTGGCGGCATAGTGGGGATCGGTAAAATGTTTGTAGACAAAAACAATAATCAAATACCTGACGTTTTTGAAAAGGACGATGGAAAACCACCGTTCTTTTTCGTGAAAGGAGAAAAAAGTGACGAAAGAAGAACTGGCAAGGGCGATAGCGACAGGGATAATTGAAACAGGGATTGAGGGAGACTACGGTTCCGTCTCTTGCTCAACTGCTGGAGATTACCCATCAATTGGTGTAAGCCAATGGGAAGGAGAAAGAGCTAACCGTCTATTAGAAAGCATCATCGGCGGAGCGCACTATGCATATCGCAGTTATTATGACTTGAAATACTCTTATGCTATCCAAGACTTGAAAGAACTCTTGATGAGTGACGAAGGACAGCAAGCGCAGTTAAACATGCTTGCCGAAGACTGCGAAGACTATGTAGAAGCACTCTGGGAAGTCCCGGATCTTGACGATACAAGATGCACAATCTACGCCGGGATGTGGTGCCCGACATCTGAAACAGTAGTGAGAAACTTCTTAATGCGGAGACAAGAAAGAGGATATGACCTGCGGGACATCAATGTAATCTATGAACTTTTCAGAGAACAGTATGCATACGCAGCGTGCTGTGAAGAATACGCGGAAGGTTATGCAAATAGAGCCGATGCAACGTATGAATATGTAATGAGCTTGGAGGTATAAATGTGGATAATCAAAAAAGGGCTTATTTTATTGGCGGTCTTGCTTTCTGTGTGGTTGTCGCCATTATTCTGTGGTTCATCTGTGCGGGCAGAAGTACAGTACACGATCTCCGAAACCGATCTGACGACATTAGAAACGAACTTTCAAATGCAGAAAGTGAACAGCGAAAAGAAAGACAGATTATTGATAGAACAGGAGAAGCAATTGAACGAAGCCGAGATGAAATCGGCGAAAGCAGAAAACGAATTGCAGATAGCAAACGAACAAATAAAGAAATTAAAGAAATCGAACGAAGTGACAGAGAACTCATTGAAGAAAACCAGAGAATTATTCAACGAGTACGAGAAAGAGACGGAACGAAAAATCAGAATTAAAACACGACAACGAAATATGTGGATAGCGGCAACGGTTGTAGCCGTGGGAGCGGCCATCTCCCGGAGGTGATCCTATTTTTTCTTCGGATATAGTTGTTAAAAAATAAAAGAGGTGATTATATGAGATGGTTTTTATATGCGCCGCTACAGTTAATCTGTATGATGATTTGTTATATCACGAACCCTATTGTAGTATTGTTTGCCGATGAAAACGGTGAGCTCCCTGGATTGTTTTGTCTTTGGCAAACATGGGACGATTCTTGTGACAGCGAAGATTGTGTGACAAAGTATGTTCCAGACTGGATGCGGTATGATTTCTATAAATATTACCAGACAGAAAAGCGATATGATCCGAACTATGGACGGGTTATGAAAAGATCAATTAACATTGCGTCGCTGCCGTTAATCGATAAATTGAAGCGATATTGTTGCCGTGTTTTCTGGCTGTCAAGAAACTGTGCATATGGTTTTGCAATTGACTGGTTCGGAGCGACAATCAATCCAGATAATGTAGTAGTCATTGATGATTATAGAGCAGGAGAGTTCGAAAGAAATATACTTGTTACGCGGGATCTGAATTGCTGGAAAATATATAATTCCATGCGGATTCTGAATACAAAATACCGATGGAAAATATATTTAGGATGGAAAATACATAACGTGAAAAGTATACATAGGGCAATGCTGGCATTTCGGATATGGGTCTGCAAAGCAAGTTAATGTGGGGCGGGAAACCGCCCTCTTTTTAATCTGCCCCCACTTCTGCCCCCACTTTAGAAAAGTTTATAGCTATTTGCGTGTATTTATGCGCTGATTTTGTTAGATTTTATCGAATAATCGTAACTATATATCGAATTGGAAATCATGTTGCCGGCGAATACCGGCACGGGGGTTCGAATCCCCCTCTCTCCGCCACGAAGTCAGAGCCTGTCAAGTAAGACGGGCTTTTTTATTTTGTAAAAAATGGAATATTTAAAGATGTAAAAAGTTGTTTTTGTCCCCACTTTGACGACACTTTGTTCCGGTGCGCAAGAAAATTTGATTGTATGGGCTTTTTATTGAAATATGGCAATATATCATTTGTCCTGCAGGCGATTTTAATATTGATTCCGTATAAGGAAGCAAAGAAAACATTTACAATACCGTCCCTGTAAACTATAATTAAAAATAAGAAAAACATTTGAAATATTACTTTGGGAGAGCAATCAT